ATCTTGTTTGCCTCTTCCAAAGCACATATCATGATTTTCATCCAATCTTCTATATATCATGCAACACCTCCTGATAATCCAGTTCCTCCACCATTAAGATGTTGATGGCTAAGAAAATTCCTGCCTTCAATAGTGGTATTGGAATTTGCATCAACATTGACTGAAGCTGCCCCTTCGATTTTAACCTGATCACCAGATGCAGTAATGTTGCCACCAGTAATATTAATACTATCACCAGTAGCATTAATAGTTTTTGCAGTAATATCAACTTTATTTGCATTAACTGTTACTGTCTCTGTAGCAATAATATTAATATTAGTATCCTCTACTTCAACATAAACTGAGTTGTCAAGATTCCGTAATCTTGTTGAATCAGTTGAATAATCTTTTATCTTTTTTGGTTGACTCCATACACCTATAATAGCAAAGGCATCTGACAGATCATGTCTTCTATTATCAAGCTGAGAACTTATTTTACCTGACTCCCACCAACTGTCGTAACAATTATCTGCAAAGACCAGTAAACACTCGTCCCCTGAAGCAATAGGCATAGTTAAAATAAAATTACCTGCTCTAGGGAGCAATATGGGGACCTCCAATAACTCAGGGATCTCTATATTCTCAAAGGGCTCCCCATGAAAACTCATTCTTTCTTTAATGGTGGCCTTTACCGAAACTGTTTGTTTCTCTGAGTTAAAAGATTGAATTATGCCAGGTATGGCCACCCTTATCCTTTCTGAAAAAGTATCAAATTTCTTTTCAAGAACTTCATTGGAATCATCTACTCTATGTGAAAAAGGTATGTTACTTATATTCATTTTAAAACCTCTTTATTTATTCACACTATTTTGAGTTGCCCACATTGCTCCGCGAAGCCCAGACATTGATTGATCTACACCTGAAACCTTTGTATACCAATCTCCTCCTCTTGTATCACCAACATGATTAACTCCTATTACTTTATAAGTCCAATCTTGATCTAGCTTTGAATAACTTTCCTGATTAGGCTGTATCTCAGCTTGTCGAATAATAGATTTATCAATCTTGACCAGCATACAATTTATTTTCTTATCATCTGGAATATTAAAAACCCTAATCAGGGGATTTAATAAACAAGTAAAGTCAACACCATCTTGTGTCTGTTGTGGGACTCCTATTAAACCACCCTCACCGGGAGAAATAACAAGGGCGTTATCTAAGGCACTTGCGGAAACCGGATCTTGTGGCTTTGTTATGTAAGCATCTAAATCTATATAACTAGGCAATGTACCATTCTGCTGAGCGTACTTTCTTATATAGTAAGATGGTTTATCAAAAAATATTTTTGGTCTTACTAATTTTTTATCCTCAAGAGAATCAGACATATTCTCTTTTCTTAATTTAAAAGGTTGTCTGGCCCTTGCAGCCATATCAATAAGCATGCCTTTCTGTGTTTTTAAGAAACCTGTTGTTGCAACATAATTATCATATATAATTCCTTGAGCATCTATACATCTAAAAGTAACAATAGAATCTACTACATTCTGCCTATCCCATAAAGGTTGAAAAATTGGGGCCTCATAAATAAGACCAAAGATCCCATTCACATAACCAGCTTCCACTCTTACTATCATACCATTCTTTAAGATGATATTTTCTATATCAGGGGCAACATTATAAACAGAGATTTCGGAGAAGTTAGGAGTAACCCAACCATGTTTCTGAATATTAAATGTTACTCTTAATGCTTGCTCTTCATAATCACTATCAGAAAGAACATGCGCTGTATAAGTTTGATCCTCAGGGTTTTCACTATTTGGAACAAGTACACTTACCTTCCACTTTCTCCCATAAAGAGGAGCAATTGTTTCAATAGGCTTTGTAGATAAAACATCAGTCATTATCTTCCCACACTAAAACGAACTCATTCATGTTATCTTCTTTTGGATACTCACTTTTAGGATAACTAACCTTACTAATAAGATAAGCTTTTCCTATGTTTAGATAATCATAAGGTCGTAATATATTTAAAGTTAAATTTCCCCCACCAATAACTAAAGGAATTGAATCAACTAAAACTTCACCAGTTGCCATTCCTCTTATTGTCATTACCCAATAACCTGCAACAGGATTCCATCTTATTGCAAATTGGAACGTGGTGTTTACACCATTTATTTCCAATGTAATTTGGAAACTTTGATTGGGCTGATTCGTTAATATAATGGCTTGTCTATTCATTTTATAATCCTATTTGAACTGCCGCAGAGGTTTGGGATGCCCTATACTGTTCTAAAAAGATATCACCATTCTCTGGCAACATCTTGCCTTTGTTACTTTCCTTATTTGCATGCGGTATGGCAGATACAGTAAGTTCTGTAGCAACCCTCGCAATTAGTATTCTTTTTAAAGAAGCCGTACAGATCATTTTATTTGTACTCTTATAATCAACTGGAGATGATAAAGATTCTATTAACATATTATTATATGTTCCATATTTTGTATTAATAGATAAAGGCTGCCGGGAATCCTGCAATTCTTTTAAAGCTTTATATGCTGATATTGATTTTACCCCGTACTCAGTAAACTGATTAGTGACAACAGAATCCATAGAATCACTAACAATTATTTCTACTGTTACTTGCTCAGGAAGTTTATAAGCATGATCACTTATATTAGCCCCAGATTGTACAGGGTGATCGGTTATTCTTAAAGAAGAGTTATGGTCCTCCCTTACAAACCCATCAAAAAATAAAGCAACAGTTTTTTCTTGCTGAGAAGTTGTTCCTACTAAATTAGTGCCTACTGCGGCAATCTTTACTTTACCTGAAATGTTTGTTCCAACTTTACTCAGCAACGAAGTTCTGGTAGATTCATTTAAGGATATCGGAGGTTCCCATTGAGAAGGTCTATATGCTTTTTCAGAAGTCCCTACCTCGATGGGTCTATTCTTCTTTATAGTAAACGCCCTCCAACTGACTAAACTTTTCCCAATCATGTACCCGGTTGATAATGTATTTAGAAAACTTGTAGGCATTTTAAACCTCTTTATCCCATTATGAGTTTTGCACTTCTGTTTTTCTCTGCTATAATGACAGCGTCTATTGCTGCCCTTTTGGTAATTTCATAAAGTTTAGAAGAGTCCGTGATAGTGGATGTTATATGTATTGAAATGTTATTCTCAACATTTTTAGGATCACCACTATACACAGGATTTAGTGGCATCTTTCTTCTAACTCTAACACCTTCTCCTGAGTTATCATACTCATCTTCACTATACTCAGGGTTTAGTGGCATTCTTCTTCTAACTCTAACACCTTCTTCTGAGTTATCATACTCATCTTCACTATATTCAGGGATTGGCATCTTTCTTCTAACTACATTCCCCCTTGCTGAATTTATATAATCTTGTGCTTGTCCTACTTCCTCAAAACCTTTAAAAACTTCATTATAATGCTTGTATAATAAAAAGGGAGGCATTTTTGACATCCAACTTTTATAATCTTGTGCTTGTTCCACTTCCTCCTTGGAATCTCCAAATATCTTGTCGAGTACTTTATTTATGGACTTATCTATAAAATAACGTGGAGAATAAGGAAGAGAAGGGGGAGTTAAATTCCGCCAATTGTCCTCTGTTTCTGTTGTATCCCCATAAAGCCCCGGCAGATTTCTTCTAATAACACCTGTGGCTTCTGGAGTATATTCTCTTTTCATATATCTTTGAAGACCTTCTACATACTCAGAGGAAGCATCTACACCTGTAATTGCTCTAACATACTCTTGAATACTTTTCCCAGATTCTGTCTGCGTGTTTAAAATTTCTTGGGCTATGGCTCTTTCTTCTTCACTTTTGCTTGATAAACCCTTTCTGACTAAATTGGCCTTTTCAGTTCCCAACATACTGGCAATGACAATTGATTGCCAATCTTGTCCATACTCGCTCTGTAAATCAGAAACTTTAGATGTAGAAAGGCCAGCACGCACCATTCTTTTTTGAAATTCATCTTCGCTCTTTATCTCAACAGGAATCCCACCAAGGGTCATTCGAGCCTGCCTTCTTGCTGACATATTGGCATCCTGTTCATCTCTCACCTCTTGCAGTAATCTCAATTCTTGTTGTACATGCTCTAAAGCTCCCAATCCTGATTCGTGTTTTCTACCTTTTACTGCTGTCCAGAAATGATCCCATAAAGTAATGGATGTTATAATTACTCCATTAATTCCAAAAGCGATCAGATCCATAAGCTCCCATAATGGTTCCAATACTTTAGAGGATTGCCTCCCTTCCATCCTTGCCATAAAGTCATCAATAAGAAGTAAAGTGGAAGCTATTGCTGCAAATCCTACAACCAATGGGGACCCTGCAGCAAATACTAAAAGAGCTCCTGAAAGAATCATTATTTGTTTAGATATATCTGGCAATCTTTCCCACACATAACTAAATCCATCTTTCAACAGCTTTAAAAAGGCTGTTCCATTCTCTACTAACTGCCATACAAACTTGATTAAAGATTTAGTTATTTCTAAGGGAACGTCCAAAAGATCTGCAATTTTCACAGACCATTCAGGAAGTTTTTCTATAACCCTATCAGAAAATTTAAGGACTTTTTCATAGAATTCTGCAAAGTCCCCTTTATTTATTTTCAATAAATGATAAGCAATATGCTCTAATGCCATACCTCCTATCACTTTCAGTCTATCAAATAAAAATAGCAAGTCCCTAAAGTTTTCCAATAATTCCGCTGATTCTGCTGGTGGTTTTAATTTGTTTATTACTTCTACAAGTTCAAAATAGTGTTGTTTTAATTCTGGATTCCAAGCTATTTCTGATAAACTATGCCCAAGAGCATCTGTGGCAATTTGGAAAGATTTTGCAGCATCCTTAGACATGAACATTCTTTGAGCCAACAATTCGTACTGAAGATCTGCTTCAGCAACCTTCTTTATTGTTCCAAGAATTGCAGTATCCACAACTGCTAGCATGCCTACTGCTGCTAATGCCCCCGCATTGCTCATCTTTGTTATTATTTCAGCATGTCTATTAGCAATATTTTCTATTTCTTGCATAATAGCTTTTGCTTTAAGCAAGGAAGGATCGTCTATAGTTACGCCAAGTTTAATTAAGTAACTTTTTAAAATCTGATCCATTGCCATAATTAAAACCTTTCATTTAATTTTGATTGTTCCATATATCTTTTTTCATTCTCAGCTTTCATTGCAAATAAATCATGCCAATCCAACAAGTCTTTAAATGTATATGTACCATCCCATAACTCATGTTGTTTCCATTCACCAGCAATTACAGGAGCATAGGCGAAAACATCTACTTCGGCGCATTGAACAGACTCGGGAAAATTTCCCCCAAGCCCATTTTGTTTGCTGTTCCTTTTAGATCGTCCAATGCGCCTTTCTGAAAAAAATCAGACATATTAAAAATCAAAACTTGAATAGTTAGGTTTATAGCAAGTGTCATGTCTTTGGATAACTCCTTATTTGACCACCTCCCATCTTCCAATAAAACAAGAATTGGTAATAACTGTCCATTATCAGTTTCAGTTAATTCTGAAACCACTTTAAGACACTCGATTTGTATTTCTTTAAATGTTTCTTTATTGATGATTGTGCCTGAACTTGTTGCACCACTAGTTTTTAAATTCAGGCCCATAGGTAATGCGGAAAAGACAAGAGAAGTTGCAATCCAACTTCCTGTTAAGGCATCAAATCTTCCTATTCTCCATTTCTTTCCATTTATTTCTACATCTTTAAATTCTTCCCTTTTTGCCATGGCTTTATTACTCCTTTCATATTGTTGCTTATTAAAAGATTGTTATTATGATATTGGAAGCTGCTGGGCATCAGCCACAAAAAATGTCCAAGAAACCATCTGTCCTTGTGCAGCGTACACTTTATCAGCTATCTTCCCGAAAGCCATGCCAGTACACATATGAGAAGTTCCATCAGATGTATTTCTAAAAACCGCTGATATTCTAGCCCAGGCTTCCGTATCTGCAATATACAAAGAATTATGTGCCGCTAACAGCCATTTATGAAGAGCAGAAGTTTGCTGACACTGTATTTGTATCTGAGCATTTTTTCCTATTACCTTGCTTGTCATAACTGATCCATCTGCTGCGATGTTCTGAACTGTGTTTTCTGTTTGCATGATAATAGAAACTTGCCCAACACCTTTTCCTGTAAATACGTAGGTTCCTATGTCTGGGGAAGCAATTGCCCCAGACAAATCTGCAAAACTATAAGTTGTTGTTTCCATCTTATTCCTCCTTTAAATTGTAGGTTCCCCTGTATACTCTGCAAATAAAATATCCCATTCAACAAAGTCCCCCTCTTTAGAATAAATTTCATCAGGCACCTTTGTGAATGACATTCCTTTAAAATTCTCTTGCTTCCCAGTTGAAATATTTCTTAAAATAGCTCCCATCCTCGCCCAATGAAAGGCTTCACTTTGTTTTACTTTTAAATATGTTGCAAACAACCATTCTTTTAACAAAGAAGTCTGCTGACACCTAATCTTCAAACGCCCTCCAAGAAAAGGTGTCTTAGAAACAACAATACCACCTCCAACAACTGGTTGATGTTCTGTTTCTTCTGAATTCATGAGAACAATAATTTCCCCAATTCCTTTTCCAGTAAATAAATAAGAATTATTTAATGGATGAGAAATAACTCCTGTTAAGTCATTAAAACTATAAATGCCATGGTATACAAAATTAAACATAGTGTCCGCCTTATCTATTTACATATACACCAATAAGAACAGAATGAATAGCTCCTGTTTCTTTTATAGCTACATAAAGAGGCACAGACTTTCTTGCTTCTCTATCCGCTTGTGACTGTGTGGAAACAGCTGGAGCTTGTACAAGATATCCATTAGGGAGGGCATCACCATTTTTAAGATTGAGAACATTAGGCCCTGTCCAAGTACCGGAACCTATAAACCCAAGCCTTTGAGCTTCCGAGCATGCGTCATTACATGCTTGTATTAGCTGAGTTACACCGGCATCGGTCTGAGGGACTTTAGGATTCTGATAAAGA